ACCTATGAGGCCGTTCAAAATCGCGTCCATCGACTCTTTAAATTGCGGGTCAGATATGGTCTGGTTTAGCGTATTTATGGAATCGACCATGCCCTCAGACGCCTGTCCCTGAACCTCGAATAGATCTCCCCAGTTGTTTTTAAGCCCCTCCAGAGCGCCGCCTAGCGTGTTTCTAGCTGCCTCAGCAGAGCCGCCGAACTGTGACTCAAGCTCTTTAAGGATGAGTGTCTGCGCTTCTGCGATGTTTCCAGACTCAACCATCGCCTTAACCATTTCCTTCTGCGATTCCGAAAAGGAAACACCAGACCGAGACAGTGCTGAAAGTTGAGTGGATGGATCATTGAGCGCCTTGCCAAGCTGAATAGCTGCTGATTTTAAATCAGTGCCCATTGCTGTTGACATATCCAAAACGGCTTTGGTCGTGCGGTCGAAATTGTCTCCCTTTATCTCCTTAAATGTTAGCAGCAAAGACTGTGCCGAAATAATGGCTTCATCGCCGTATGTTGTGATCTTTTGCAGTTCAGCGGCAGTTTTGGCTAGATCGCTAGCAGTTTTACCAGCTGCTCCGCCTGTTGATTTCAATGTCGCATTGAGCTGCGCCATTACCCTATCTTGTTCGATAGTGGCGGCAATCATTTTATTAAAAATAACGGCACCAGCAGCAGAAGCCACAGCCAGACCAACGCCTAAAGTTTTGAATGCCGTCGTCAGCTTTTCAGTGCCTTTCGACCAGTCATCGCCTGAGCGCTTGGCGTTTTTCTGCGACTTATCCAAGCCGTCAACAGAGCGTTCTGCCTTTTGCACTTCGGAGGTAAACCCCGATGCGCTGGCTTGCAGCACGTAGTCAAATCTACCTGTTGCCATTTTTTGACTCTCGATTTATGAGCGTGATTTCCATGATTTGAACATCAGCAAAAATTTCCGGCGTGAGCCTTATTTTTTTTGCGTAACACACGGGGCGAATGCTGGAATACTCCAGCCCGGTTCTTGATCCAGTTGGGGATATTCGCCATTGCGTTTGCATTGCAATAAAGACGTTAAGAGAGTCCCAGTTTTCCGGCATAACGCCAAAAGTTTCGGACACTGCCGGCGGCCTTGCGCTTTCAGGCGCTCCCCAATAATCAAGATCAGCCTCTAGTTCTTTTGATCCACCGCTGCCGCCAACTAGATGATCGACAGCGTCCTTCAGTTTTTTATTCGTCGCCCGGATATACCTGCAATCCAGGCATCAGATAACGCGCTGACAAAGTACGGCACCCGCAATATAATATCATTGCGTGATTCGTCGTCCTCGCACAGCTCGCCGTCCTCGTCCCTCACAGGGAAGCCCGAAAACGAAACTAACGCCTCACGCAGCACACGAATAGATCCGCCTTCCGCATCGTCACCAATCAGCACATTTATTTCTTCTTGAGATAAAACCTTAAAGGTTACATCAAAAGGCACCGTTTCATATTTCCCGCCGTCTGGCACTTTAGCCTTTGCGGGCCATGTGAATGTTGCCTGCGCTCGTAGTTCAAACATAAACTTTCCTTAGGTGGTTATAATTAGGATTTCGTTGTTGCCAGCAGAGGACGGCAACAGCGAGAGGCTGGCTGATATGATTGAAACGCCATCTGATTCGGCATATGTTGGCGATATTAGCTGCACACTCGGAGAGCTAACAATAACCCTGTTGCCTGTCACAGTTCCGTGGATAACGTTAAGGCTACCCAGTGTTGAAAGGCGCGCAATTTCAAACCAGTTTTTTGCTGATATTGCGGGAGACTCAAAAGAGATAGTGCCAACAACAGCTCTATCCACAATCTGGACAGATTCTTCGCCGATGATGTTGCGGTAAATCACTTCGTTGGCAAAATCCACGCTAAAAGCGGTCACGTTCATTGCTGTTGAGTGCAGCGTAAAGGTCGCCGTGTTCACCTTATTTACCGGCACTGGCACGATGTACGCGGCAAAGTCCGGCGTGGGGTCGCCTGTGGATGAGGGCGCGACATACAGACCTGTAAAAGTAAACGCATACTTTGGAATCGTGCCGGGATCCATCTGCAAGGCGACACTGCCGCGAGCGCCTACCACCTTGTGCAGTTGCCCATCGTGCGCAAAATACATCGACAGACCTGGAGGAGCTGTTGATATAGGGTCATAGCGAACACTGGTTGTAGCAGTAACCGTTTCGGCGGTTCCGCAAGCGCGCAAGAGCGGGCCATAGGCCGCAGGCGTGTCAATACCTCCTCCGCCAGCAATCTCAACCATGAAAGAAAGCTCAACGAAAGTCCCTACTTGGATCTGCAAGTCTCCGCCAAGAACCGCTCGATCTAAATTACGGGACACAGTAGGGCCAGCCAGAGGAGTGATTGACAAGTCGCTAGTCTGTATGGCGTTAGCCGCACCCGTGGGGGTTGAATCGGTGCCATAGGTGCTTTCGATCTTGGCAAGCAGTATCTTTTTACGCGCTAATAATGGCATGGGTTAATCCTCATCTTCGGTTTGCGGTGCTTTGGGTTTAGGTGTTTTTGGTTGCACCGGAGAAACGACTTCCGCAGTCACTTCCGGGTCTGTTAATGTTTTCTTGCCGAACAAATCAACCGCGTAACGGTCGCCCTTTTCGTCTATGTAAAAATCCATAATCTGCTCCAAATTTCAGGCATAAAAAAACCCGCCGGAGCGGGTCTTTGTTGGGTTTAAGTTAAATCACGTTATCGGGATCACCGGCTGCTGTTCTGTACCAAATCTCATAAATAAGATTCGTCACAAATATCGGCTTCTCGCCTGCGTTCATTTCGGTTGTGGTAGTGGACAGCATAGAATCAGTCACCTTCCCGCCTAGAGTGGTATCAGCCGCCATTGCTATTTCACACAAACTTGCAAAGTCGTCGGCCACTTCATCGCAGTCAACCGAGTCGCTGACAGTAATCGCAATATCAACGATTAGCCTTCGGCTGTACCTTCGAGGTGCGGTCAATAATTCATTTTCTGAACTTGATTCCTCGGAAAGCGTGAACACTGATATCACCGGAAGGGTAACAATCGGATACACCCGCGAGTTAAATATCTCGATGCCCGGTATCGCGTCCAAAATCGTCGCTATATGATCTCTGATCTTTTGCCTCGCGTGGCTCATGTGACTTTAACGCCCATGCGAATCAATCCTCCACGAACGCGCCTATCCATTTGAGAAAAAAGCATTTTGCTGTATTTGTCTTTAGCTAGTTGGCCGCCAGAAAATCCCTGTATTGCTCGCTCTACTTGCGGGCCAATTTCTACAGTCACGTTCTTGATTGGCAATCTTGCCGTACCCTTTCGGACAAAAACACTGTCTGAGCCATTGGTGTTCTTGCCCATAAATGCATTGGCGTTAACCGGCTCACCCTTCATTGTCTTGTATTTTACCGCCCCACTTTTTAGCTTTCTGGGAGCTGGCTTTAGTTTGGCAACCTTTACCGGCCACAGCCCTCCGAAAATCACAGTCTTGAGGCCGCGAATAGTAGACTTTTTACCCCGTGGTACTGCAATCCTGTTCTTTAATATCGTGGTAGGCACGCCTGTAGCTTTCGACGCAATCTTGACGGCCTCTCGCTTGATATAAGCCGCCGTGCTGTTTAGCGCAAACGACTGAGCAGCGGGCGCGTGTTTCTCGCTCAATTCCCTGAGATGTCGTTGCAGCTTTTTGTTGTCGGACTTAAACTCTACTTTCATACAAGCCCCAAAATAATTCGCGTCATACTGGGATCAAAATACTGCTTGTCTACCAGCTTATAGTTAATGCAATCAACCGTGAACAAATCGCCACTCCTCGCACTGATTGAAACGTCAGAATCCCTCATCAGCAAGAAAGGCGCGACCGTTGACACGTCGTTATACTCAACATAATCATTATCAAAAATAGCGAGCGGCGCTGTGCCCCATGTTGTTGCTGTCACAGTCACAGCAAAATCAGTCAGGAATACGTCAGACAGATCGCTTAAAATATCACTCGCCAGTGTCACGATTATTAACCTGCACATCAGCGATCATTCGATTCGGTAGCTTCTTTTCTTTCTTTGCCTTGTTGACTGCCTTTTCTGGCTTGTCGGCATAAACAGCCGAGCCTGTTGCCACAAGATAACTCGCGTCATACACACTGGCATCAACAGTCTCCCCAGCTTGCACAGTTTTGCCGCCGCAAATTGTGGAAGTAAGTAATCGGATAGTTTTTGGTAGTGGTGAATCCATTGGTTAATCCTTAAAAGAAAAGGGGGCCGAAGCCCCCAATACAACAGGTTTACACTATGCCATCGTGCGCGTAGCAGAATGAGCCAGGCTGACGTACCGCAACATCACAAGTCTTAAAAGTGATATAACGGATTCGGCCTTTCAGGCTCTGGGTAAAGGGATCGACATTGATCTCCAAACCGCCCCACTCGCCAAGCATCACCTGAGAGAAATCACCGAAGAAATATTCTTCAGTGGTCACCTGGTTGGACACCTGTCGCTCATAACCGGCAATGCGGTTATTTTCTCCGAGGATGAAATTGCCCTCAACACCAGAGCCTTGCTTGGGCGTAGTGCTCAGTGCTTCCCAGCCCGCCGGGCTTATCAACCACTGCGGAGTGCCTGTCAGCGCGTTACCCGCCAACACTTTGCGAACCATTATGATGATTTCCGCGTAGGTTGGGCTAGCTGCGGCCAGATCAAGCGTTTGCACACCTGTCTGATTCTTGATGCCGCGAGGCTGACCTGACGCCGCAGTGCCGTAAAGCACCGCTTTGTCGATGCCAAGCGCCTGAGCCATAGCCAAGTCGCGGCGTACAATACCCTCAATAGCGGGGGTTGATTGCAGCAACAAACGGCGTGTGACTTCGGTGTAGCAAGCCAAGTCTTTCGGCGTCAGTGTGACCTGATCAAACTGTGCCTCACCTTCGGTAGCGTCACCATCTTCAGCGCTGATCCACGTTGATGCAGCGCCAGAAGTTTGGCGAGGAATCGCAACGTTACCAATCAAGCCGGGCAGGATAGTAATACCCGCCTGAGCGGTCACCATAGCGTTTCTGAGCACCTCAATGTAGCTAGCGGCCAGCAGGTTGTTGGCAACCAGTTCAGCGCCGTCTGTAGCTGTTCCGGCTGACAAGTCGCGCTTGCCAGACAGTAAGCTGTCAGGCACAAACTCACCACGACACTTAAAGTCGCTACCAAATCCGCGCTGTGATTCGGCTGAAACTTCCAGCTCAAAACCTGCGCGAGTCTGTGCTGATCTATCATTCGGATTGCTGATGGCA